ACGGCGTTTACCCTTGCATGTTTATCATTTCCCTTGCTGGGTGTAAAGTTAATAACTGGGATGTTCATCTGCCGAAGTTCGTAGGTCAGAGGTAGTCCTGATGCTTTGGCCTCGATAATAACAGACTCAGGTTTCCAATATTCGTACTGCTGTAGCGCTAAACGCCTTAGTTCTGGAAACTCGTATCTACCTTTGACAGCGTCTAATAGTATTAAATTAGCTGCGCTATCTTCATTTGGATAGAATACACCCCACGTTGTAATGGCTGAATAGTCGGCTGTTTCTTTTTTAAGAAACGCTGTATCGTAAGATTGTATAACATGTTGTAGAGGCGGTATATTCTCTTCGTCGTAAACTCTCCACCACTCACGTTTCAAGATTGCACCTTCTTCACTCGTTGGCGACTGCATCCACTGCGCGTTCCATTTGCCCACGGGCAATGAAGCTTTGACCTTTTCTAGTTCTTCTATGTTCCAATACTCTGGCCACACTGGTCCGTGGTCCATGATTGCCGGAAACTCGACCACGTGCCACTGATCAGACTTTGGTTCTTTTTGATTCGATATAAGTTTTGCTGTTAGATCTTTTGTTGACCAACGTGTCATTACTAAAACTATTTTGCCGCCTGGTTGCAAACGTTGACGTGGTCCTGATGTATACCACTCGTATGCTGATTCTAATGCTGTAGGGGACAACGCATCTTGTTCCGAGTGCGGGTCGTCAATGATTAATAGATCCGCGCCCCGTCCAGTAATAGCACCACCTACACCAGCAGCAAAGTATTCTCCACCTTGTGCCGTTTCCCATCTGCCCGCAGCTTTCGAGTCCTCTTGTAAAGTTGTGTTGAAAATTTTTCTATACTCTTCTGAGTCAATAAGATGTTTTGCTTTACGACCAAACCGCACGGCTAGTTCTCCGGTGTGCGTTGCTTGTATGATCTTGAGTTTTGGATTACGGCCCACCATCCACGATGGCAAAAGATAAGATGCAAATTCTGATTTAGTATGCCTTGGTGGCATATTAACAATTAGTCGAGTTATTTCACCCGTGGCTAATTTATTAAATTTTTCTGCAATGTGCCTGTGGTGGGACCCCTCTACAAAATCTGGCCACATGCATTTTACAAAAGATAGAAAATCATTTTTGGCTTTGTTCTGTATCTTTTTTTCTGCATGGAGAAGTTGTAGTCGTTTGAAGGTCTTCCTGACATCTGCAGGTAATTTTTCTATATTTACCTTATTCAAGTCCATGGTACCAAAATGTTTTTAGCAGGGTTGTCTGTCTAAATCAAAGCATAAATACAAAAGCAGTGGGACCCCTTTTTGCAAATTTAGGGGGTGGGTCTGGCGCACAACCTATAGTTGTGTTTGGTTTGGGACCACTATCAGACGGCAAAAATTGTGGCAAAATTATGGCGGCCCGAAGGGCCGAAGTAAAGGAGAGGCGCCCCGCAGGGGCGCCTCAACCTGTGGTTGTTTAGTCTAATAGTACCATGTATGCTTTGGCATTGTGTTGTCTAAACCAGTCCAAGTGTTCTCTGACTTTGTCCCAGTGCTTAGATATACCTGTGTCATCCATGTCTTTATCTTCTTGGGTAGCGAGTGCCTCATGATAAAATATTGCGTCATGTCTATTCGCTTCCTCCTCTGTTAGTTCAATAGATTGACCTGTGAATCTATTGCGTCTTGTGTAGTCGTTATTTGTTTTTGTTTCCATGTTCCCAGATTATCCTACATTGCTTTCATTGTCAATCTTATTTATTACGGTCCTTGTATAACTTCCCCAATGTGTATCGGTCGTTTCTTTCTTGGGGTCCTCGATCGGTGTTTCAAGGGGCGTGGTTCTTGGTTCAATCCTTATGATTTGTTCTGCATGTTTGTCAACAAAATCCATATGGCAGTTATGACTACAGAAGTAGTTCCATATGTTACCGCCACCATTGCCATACATGTTAATGCCATTGCGTTGTTTTATCTTTCTAGTTCTTAGAACCTTAGAACCTTTAGACCCTCGCACTCGGTCAGTTGTCACTTTCTCGTGACAACTCGGACCATGGCACCAGTAGTGCGAACTCATGTTCGCACCTTAGCTTCCCCAACAGCCATTCTCCAACCATTATTGTCTAAGTCCCAGTACACTAAACATGGTACACCATTCTTTGATACGAAACTTTTGCCTTTCGTTCCGTCTGGTTTATCATACTGACCTTTTCTAGTGATAAACTTTTCGTGCTTCTTTGCGTAGTAAGTTATATAAAACATTTCGTCCTTTCTGTTATGGGTATCCTATAATAAATAGGATACCCTGTCAAGTCTTAATTAACTGCTTGTTTCTCGTATTGTAGTCTTGCCTTAATTTTATCCTCTCTTGTTACGTTTTTGTTTTTCATACCTTTAATTAAGTTTGCTAAGTTTGTTGGGTTATAGATTGTAAGACCTGTTGAATTAGTTCTAATTAATTCTGCCTCGTCTAATTCTATTCCTAGTTCTTTTGCTAACTCAATACCCTCGTTTAGATATCTATATGCTTTTAAACCAATTCTTAACTGGTCTGTTTGTTTAGATAAACTATCTATCCAAGTTTGATGTGTAGAAACAACTTTTGCTTTTGCCTCTCTCCACATTAAAAAGATATTGTACTCATCTTTAGTACAAGCGATTGCTCTTGATCTACAATGGCTAGTTCCAATAACATCAAGATTAAACTGTTCATCGAACTTTTTAGTTAAACCGCTATTACTATCTTCACTATACGACCTGTTACCATTTCTACCCAAAAACTTATTACATTGATCTACATGCTTAATTTTGTGTGGGTTGCTATCCTTACCAGATTGTTGAGCGTATATATCTGGATTTAAGCCCTCAGCTTTAAGTTCCTCTCGATAATAGGCATGAGCAAAGTGTTCAGCGTCCTCGCCAGAACCATACTCGTTACCATTGAGGTTACCATATAAACCGAAGTCAAAATGTGATTTAGTTGATTTTGTTTTGCCGTCCTCATCAACATCTTCATGATGAGCAAAGTAAAAGCACTTATCTTTTGCAACTACATCACATGGGTCGCCATACTTCCTCTTAAACTTTCGTAGTGTGGCTACATCATCTTTTGGATATGACCTCTCTACTACTTGTCTTGCAAGTTCAAAAGTAGTCGTCTGCTTGTTTTCAAAGTCCTCTCTTGCCTCTAAAAATGCTTGACGTTCTTGCGTGTCCTCTTTTTCGAATACATCTTTTATTCTATTGAATAACTTGTTTCTGTATTCGGTGTTCATTCTTATTTTTGACATTTATGTCCTTTCTGTTAGTATTAATAATTATCCCACATTATCCCTTGACAAAGAGATTGTCAAGTATTATATTAAGTTAGGAATACAGCAGTGGGTAGGTTCATAACCTTGCTGGTGCCACCCCAGATAAAATGCGTGTGGTTGCTGTAGTCCTTTCAGGTTTGATGGCGCTTGGAGTGAGGAAATAAACTCTATAGCATAGGTCGTGAGTTCGCCGAACTGGGATTGTATCTTGCGTACGAGGGGTACAATGAAAATCCTCGCCTACGCACACCTGCGCCCTTGAGCCCTGATCCAACAACCAGTGCACTGGGGGGAAATCATTACCTGTTGGATCTGGGGTCAAGACTAAACGGAACTTTGGAACCGGACCGGGTCGCCCCCGGATAAAAGAAGTGTTGACCGCTCGCAGGCAGGACCGGGAAACCGGGACTGACTGCCTGGAGCAACAAGCTTCAAGCAGCAAGCAACAAGCTTCAAGCCACAAGCTTGCCACAATTGGATGGTAAGATGCAGGCAAAACAGAAAGGAAAAAGATGAGTGCATTAAAAAGAAAGAGTGAGACATGCGAAGAGAAGCTTCGCAGGATGTGTAAGAACATTGCAGAGGAGATCCACGAAGGCCGGGGCGAGGACCCAGGCAAATGGATGGAAGACGTTTACGATATAGAATGGATCTGTCACCAAGACAAAACTTATAAGGCTGCCAGGCTGCTGGTAGCAGGAGGTGGTCCCAACATCTGGGTTAACCTGTTAACAAACACAGTCGACGGTTATTGGGCATCGGATAGATTCAGCTGGGGCTTCATGGACAACATCGGATTGGACGATTACTGTGCGGAACTATATGGCGGATAACTGGTCAGTGGATCTCACTGGCCTAAAGTCTCAAGCTTCAAGCAACAAGCATCAAGCTCCGAGGCGCAAGCATCAAGCGACAAGCCACAAGCAACAAGCTCCCGGACCACGGCCCCTTCATAAAGTTTCAAGCACCCCGAAC